AAACCCTTTATGATATGGGAATGAAAGTTGCTGCAGTTGCAGTCATGTGTCAGGATGAGCGAGTGTTTAACGCAATGTTAAATGCCGGAACACCTTGTCCTATTGAGGGTAAGATTGGCGAACAAGCTAAACTTGCATGGGAAGATAATAAAGACAAAATCCCACAACCACCTAAAGAAGACAAATATGAAACTGCTAAAAACATTGGCTTCGGCTCTTTGCTTGGCATTCTTGTTCACGCCGCTTTCAAGTAAAGCGCAGACAGTAGATACAACAGGTAACCTGGTTAACTTTACCAATCAGGCTACCTCGATTACATCTACTTGGCAAAATGCAGGTACTATTGGTGTGGGATTAACTTGTTGGGAACCAGGCGGGCAAGGCTACTGTGGTCCTCTACCTAGAGTCGCAGCATGGGGTGCAGGATCAAACATAATTAACTTTTCATATGGGTTAACAAACCTAAATCAAATTGTTAATATTAATAATGCATTGGCCAGCGCAGGAACCGGGTTACAAGTTAATGGTTTCAATTTTAGTTTCCAAGCAAAGAACGGCAATGGATGGGATAATGGTATGCAGGATTATCTAACTGCATATGTTAACATCTATAACAATACAAATTCAAAAGTATTAGAATCATATAATTATGATTTAAATCGAAGATATAATTGGACTCAGTTTAGTTATTCGGAAACATTTAAAAATGCGTATGCTGCACCAAACGTAGGCAATGCTGTGTATGGATTTATAGGTAGAGACAATAATTTTTGGGTAGGTCCATATGGCCCAGAAGTAACTGCCGTAAATTTTAGTTTAAAATATAGTATTGACCCGTGTACTACAAATGCGTTATCCAGTCCTTCTTGCCCAGGGTATCTTGCAGCATTGGCAAAATTAGCTCCTACTCCTGTAGCAGCATCACCAGAAATTGCAGCAGCGGCACCGCCCGCAACAGTTGCGGTTGCAATTGCACCACCTAGTGCTCCTCAAGTTCAGGAGGCACCTCAACAAGCTCAACCTGGTCCAGCACAACCGGGTGCGCCTACAGCAGGGCCTGCACCGCAACAAGCTGCAGCACAACCTGCTGCAAATAATCAGCAACCTAAAGCAGGAGAAGTAGCTGATTCCGGAGGCGGGGGAAAAAGTTCTACCGTTTCTTTATCGTCAGTTCTTAGTATGATTAGTTCTAATCAGGATAAAACATCTGCATTAGAAAAATCTGTAGTGCAATCCGCCGATGCACAAGCATTTTCTGCAGGAGAAACAGCAAAGCAACAAGCTGAAAAAATTGCAGGCGATATGCAATCTCAAAGTATGAGTACTTCTGGCGGATCAACTGCTACTGCGCAAACAGCAGGAACACAATCATCATTTACACAAACACAAGGTTCAATGGTGTCGTTACAAGGCAATCAACAATCAAGTAATGCATCTAATGTTGCAAGAATACAACAATCAGTTAATAGTAGTATTAGTTCGCAATCAAGTGTTTTAAATTATACAGGTATGCCTAATCAGCAAACAAGCTATCAGAATACAACAAGGCAAGAAACTACCGTAGCAATGGTTGCACCTGAAATATCATATAGTTTAGTCGCACCTACAAGAGCTTCATCTCAGCCTCAGGTTGAAATACCTATGCTTGAGGGAATAAAATTCGGGGTTAAAAATGCGGTTGATTCTGCAATGGAATCAAAACCATTCATACCACAAATGAATGATACCTCTCAACAAAATGATGGTGTTAAAAAGAATGTAGATAACAATGAGTTGGCGGGTAATATAACAATAGAATCAATTGCAAAACAACCTGCAAATTACTCACAATATTTCTTTATGTTACCAGATGTTGCATTCTATGCACCTAAAGAAATTTATAGAAATCAAAAGACCGTAGATAATGTTAGAGCATTAAGACAAATGAGTTCTGATAGTTTACATCAACGAATGGTTGATCAACAATATAGACGAGGAGAATAGTATGTGGTATATGGCTTACATCATTATAGGAATTGGGCTAGGATTATCAGCATCAAGTATTATAACCAAAAACAGTAAAAAAGTACAAAATGCTATAGATGATCTTGAAGCCAAAAAAGAATGGGTACGAATGGTATCTAGCCAAACAAAAGCAGGAGACAAAAATGGCAGAAGAAGGTAAGAACTTAAACGCAAAAGTCGACGAGTTGGAAGCGGCAACTAAAAAATACGCAAGCAAAGATACTGTTATTAGTATCGGTGGATATGAATTCACCCCTGCAAAGTTAATGATTGCCGCAGGTATTGTATCATCTGCGTTGGGCGGATTATATGGTACATTTGAATTCTACCAAGATTACATTAATATGAAAAAGAAGATTGCAAGTTATGCTGCGCCTGATTTATCGGAATTTGATAAACGTCTGGCAGTAATCGAAGAGAATAGCCAAAAGGGCGCAGACTATACTCGCGATATTAAGACTGATCTAAAGAACGATATTCGTCGTAATGAATCAGTTACAGAACAGGTAGAGCGTAGTGTTAAGACAGCACAAAGAGAGACGGAGCAAGAAATGCGTGATATGCGTAAGGCTGTGCGAGAAGATTTAGAAAGAGCCAGAACCGAAGCGGCTGCAATTCGTAAAGATATGGAATCAACCCGTAAAGAAATTAACAGTGAATTTACTGCGGCACGTAGAGAAATCAACCGTGAAGTAGAAACACTAAAGAGAGAAGTTGATAACAAAATTCAAAAGGCTATCGACAATCCATTGGCAAATAAATAAATCAAAAGGAGATTATTATGGCAGAAGAAAAGAAACCTCTATCACGTTCCGAGCGTGAAGCATTAATTAAAGATAAAGCCGGTTGGTTAATTACTGTACTTGCTGCTCTTTTAGCTATTAATACTTACATTGCTTCGGGCAATAGCTCTAAGGTATTAAACAATACAATTAAAGCAAATGACACTTGGTCATTCTATCAGGCAAAGTCTATTAAACAGACTCTTGCTGAAATGGCTAGAGATGATGCCATTGAAAGAAAACAATTTGAAAAAGCAGATAAGCTAACTGCTAAAATTAATAGATATGAATCTGAACCTGCAACAGGTGAGGGTAAGAAAGAACTTATGGCAAAGGCACGTGCTCTTGAAGCTGAACGTGACGAGGTTCGCAAGTCTGGCCCATGGATGACATTTGCCGGATCTGGATTTCAAATTGCTATTGTATTATTGTCAGCTAGTATCTTAGCTGTTGCACCCGCGTTATATACTGCAAGTATTGTGGTAGGTGCCTTGGCCGCATTACTAATGAGTCAAGGCATATGGTTATGGATACCAATAATTCTATAACTCAACAAAAAATATATCGCAGCATTTTTATTAGTGATGTTCATCTTGGCACAAAAGATAGTCAAGCTGGCAAATTAAATAACTTTTTAAAACATAATACTTGCGATACTCTTTATTTGATCGGTGATATTATTGACGCATGGCGAATACAACAAAACAAATGGCGATGGAAACAAAGTCATACCAATGTTGTTCGCCGTGTTTTAGGTCATGCAAAACGTGGAACACGCGTTGTCTACATTGCAGGCAATCATGATGAATTTTTAAGACCAATGATACCATATGGATTCAGTTTTGGTCTAGTAGAAATTCATAATCAAATAGAACACATCGGTGCTGACGGTAAGCACTATTTAGTAACGCACGGAGACTTGTTTGATGGTATAACAAGATTAGCACCGTGGATAGCATTTTTAGGAGATAAAGCATATGACTTCGTTCTTTCGCTCAATAGCAAGTTCAATTGGATACGCCATCGTATGGGTTTTGGGTACTTTAGCCTTAGCAAGTTCCTTAAACACAAAGTAAAAAAGGCAGTAGACTTTATATTTCAGTTTGAAAAGAATCTAGCAGGCTACTGTAAGAAACGTGGGTATGATGGTGTTATATGTGGACACATACATCATGCCGAAATAAAAGAAATAGACGGCATCATTTATATGAATGATGGGGATTGGGTTGAATCATGTACTGCATTAGTAGAACATCACGATGGCCGTTGGGAAATAATAACGTGGACTAAGGAAAAAGATAATGAACCTCAGCAATAAAATTACTATTGTTGTACCTTGTAAGAATGAGGAAAACTATATTCATCATTTATTAGATGCTTTGCGTCTACAGGACATTGGTGATACAAAGATTATTATTGCCGATTGCTCTACTGACAATACAAGACAAGTAATAAAAGATAATAGTTCTCTATTGAATGTTGAAATTATTGAAGGCGGCCCTGTTTCTTTTGCTAAGAATAGTGGTGCCAAGTTAGTTACTACTCCGTACATATTATTCATTGATGCGGATGTTCGTTTCTTTAAAAACACAGTAATCAAAGATGCCGTTGACAAAATGGAATCCAAGAACTTGGATCTTGTTGGATTAAACATTAAGTCTTATGACAAAGACATGCGCGCAATAATTGGGTTTACACTTTTCAATATTATAAATCATGTATTAAAATTCTTTTCCCCTTTTGCAATTGGAGCATTTATGTTAACTCGCAGAGATAAGTTTGAAGAATTCGGCGGGTTCCCTGAAAAGACAGTAACATCTGAAGACTATTTTCTATCAAGAATGTATAGCCCAAAAAAGTTTAGAATACTTAATCACTACTTTGGACAAGATTCTCGTAGGTTTAAAAAGATGGGATACTTTGGTATGGGATATTACCTAATAAAAAATTTCATGAATCGTAATAATAAAGCATATTGGGACAATCTAGATTCATCTAAGTACTGGAACTGAATGCTGTAATATTTCTGTAATATATTATTTCATAAATAATAGTGTGCCAAGAGCACAAATCATTAACAAAAAGGAGCAAACATGAGATTCGAAGACCTAGCAGTAAGATTGGTAGCCGTTGAAGCTAAATTAGCAGCACTAACAGGTGTTCATGCTAATAGCGATATCCCTACAGAGTTAGAAGAATTAGATGCGCGATTAACATTGGTAGAAGTTACCGTTAATCATTTAGTTACCGTTAAAACGCAAGAACAAATTCAAGCTATTGTGGCCGCACCAGCAGATAATGCTCCTGTAGCAGTTGAAGAAGTTGTTGCATTATCCGCAAGTTCAGATGTTCCAGCAGCAGCTGATATTGTGGCAGATGTTGTTACAGCACAAGTTGAAACAGTTGCAATTGAGAATGCAGAAGTTGCTGCAATCGTAGCTGCAGCCGTTGCCGCAGTTGTTGCTGCAGACCCAGAAGTTGTTACTGATCCAGTAGCAATTACTGCAGCAATTACAGAAGCAGTTGCTGAAATGCCAGCTCCAGCACCAGAAGTAGCAGCAGAAGCAGGTGCCGCAATTGCTGAAATTATTGCTGCAGCTACAGGTGAAGTTGTTGCTCCAGAAGTACATGCAGAAATTGCAGCATCGGTTGCAGCACAATCAGATCCGGCATTAGATGCAATCGAAGCTAGATTGAATATTGCTGAAGCAAAAGTAGATAGTCTATTGGGGAAGTAATAATAAATATCAAACAATGGTTTGGTAATTTATTTAAATCGGGCACAAAATAGCGTGTCGCTGGATTTGCGTAACCAGCACAAAGGGTCCTAAGGACCCTTTTTTAATCTGTATGATATTCTTGTAACGCAATAAATTCCGCTTCAGGAATTCTGGTCTTACCGTTTTTGCTTCCAAGAACAACTACCACACGTCGGCCAATATCAGTATCAAGCATCATAACGATGCAACCCCCTGCAGCATTTGTTGTTCCAGTTTTACTCACAATAAAATTGTGTCTCTTTCCAATAATGGGATTAGTATTATTAAAGAAGAACCATTTCTTTTTAATCTGAATTTTTACTTGTGGGGTTTTACTTGCTTCAACAATTTCGGGATAGTAGCTTGCAGCTAAGGTCAATTCTAATAAATCTTTAGCAGTACTAATATTCATTGGACTTAATCCAGACGCCTCAACAAATTTAGTATTTGGCATATTAATAGCGATTGCCTTTTCATTCATATCCCGGATACATTTAGGTTTGCCCCCGGGATATTTGTCGCATAATAAAATAGCAGATTCATTACTCGATTTAACGAGAGCCAACTGTATATGTTGTTCTCTTGTAAATTTACCAAGCTTTTCATTTGGATCTTGGCCTGCATCTATTACGACCATTGCAGTCATAAGTTTTGTGATACTGGCTATTGAGCGAGATTCTTCAATATGCTCACCCTGTATGATCTTACCATTCGTATCAGCAACAAGCCACGAATGAGCAGTTACTGTCATAGAAAAGGCATTACCTGTTATAAGTAATGCCGATAATAATATAGACTTCATAAGTAATCTTTACTTGGTACACGACCCATTATCTTATAATTGTTTCCTGAGCCTAGCAAACAAGCTATCTCAGTACTATATTCGACCAATGACCATGTCTTTGTAGCAGGATTAACTGTTAAAACAATTTTATTTGGAAATGAATCTTGGTCAAATACCATGAGTATTGTCTCACGGTATTCTTCAAATATTGCGTCAAACATTTCTTTTGCGTGCATACACAAAACAGGTTTGCTCATTTCTTTACTACAAGCAATTGTAGATAAAGTTAATAGCAGTAATAATATAATTTTTTTCATAATGGTTGCGGACCCCAGAGTCGAACTAGGAACTAAGGATTATGAGTCCTTTGTGATACCATTTCACTAATCCGCGGTATTAATTATTTATAGTCTTATTTGCCCTGGCCTCGATAGGCCTTGTAGCTTCGTTTCTGAGTTTTATTCATTGACGATGTTTTTGCTCTGCCACCTTGTTTAGTACGCTTTTTAAAGCTTGTTACTTTTTTATCACTCATAATATATTCTCCTTATTTTGTAGCAACGTCTGTAATTTGTAATGAAGCTATTGCACGAGCATAATCTTTAATCATTGAATCGTGCGCATCTTCCATCCATATAATTTTATTTTTATTAATGTGCAATGTATGCTTTATCACATATGGTGAGTAGGGGAACAATGCCAATTGCAGATCTCCCTCTGGATTTTTTGGATCCCGAGCCATTGATAAATGAAAGGGTTTTTGTACTGTAATTTCTTCTTTACCTATTACAACATCAGCAATTAGTTCTTCGCCCGAAATTAATTTTAAAATTTTAGTAGTCATTTTTTCTCCATGTCAATAACATTATAACATATTTTTATTTATAATCAATACTATTGGACAACTAGGGCCGAAGCCCTAGTGTTTTTATGAACCCGTTCCAGGATATTTATTCCTGCGAGTAGCCAATCGTTGTCGTACTTCATGTACGATTTTAATAAAAGCTCTAATGAATTTCATATTAAACCTCTACGCACTAATACCTGCATTCTGGCTTCTAGATCTTTATGATCTACAGAATCTCCCAAATACATATCAATCTCTTTTTGATACGATGGAGTAAAGGCTTTTTCAACCCACGACCAAAAGTCTTTTATTGAAGGCACATGAGTTCCTTCAAATTCTTTTAGATCATTATTCATTATAGCACCCGATCTTCTACAGGATCTTCTGTAAGAAATTGCGGCTTAGATTTCTTTGCAGGCTTTGTGCTTGCATCGGCATCTTTAACTTCAATTTTCTTGGGTTTTTTATGTTCTGGAATAATTCTTTCCAAACATACTTTAAGCATACCATTAAACATTTCAGCATCTTTAACTTCAATTTGATCTTCAAGTGCAAATGTACGGGTAAATGCTCTGTTAGCAATACCTTTAAATAAGAAGCTTTCTTCTGCTTCTGTATTGTGTACGTTGCCCTTAATAATCATCTTACCATTATCAAGTTCAATTTCAATATCCTGTCTTGCAAATCCAGCGACTGCAATTTCAATAACATAAGTGTTATCGCCAGTTTTCTTAATGTTGTAAGGTGGATAGTTTGGAATGCTCTTTGTTAGATCATCATGAATCTTTGCCATCTTATTAAATTGATCGTCAAAGCCTACATATAATTTATCAAAGTCTTTGAACATATCACGCCCAAATACATCTTTAACAAATGTCATTTTGATTCTCCCTTTTTATTTGTTATACCACTAATTGTATTTGCAACTGTTTCTGAAGCAATGTTCATTACATCGTTGGCAGACTTAGCAACTTGCTTTGTAAAAACACGTTGTGCTTCTACAAAATCAACTAGGGGTTTTTGAAGGGAATCTTCCTTGACTGTTTGTTTGAGGAAGTTGATTTTGGCGTCTTGAATTGAATCGATAGCCATGTTTGCGTAAAACATATAGTTCTCCTATTAAGCGAGTTTATAATTTTGCTACCCCGAAGGCATAGCGTTAATCCTGCTTACTGACTACAGGGGCACCATACGTTGTGCCAGCTTTAGACGTTCCCAAGGTAGTGGGACTTAAATTAGTTCGGCTTCTGGTTTATACAGCCCACACCGATTGCTGCGTTTCCCATCCCGGGGATATAATTATTTATACAGATTATTGTTCTGTAGGTTGTTTTTTCTTACCAATATTATATTTTGTTTGTAGAGACCATTCATTTTTATCTTTGAATGCGATTACTTTGATCTGCGATAATGGCGCCAAATCAGTAAATTTCTCTGGACTAATAACTTGTACCAATCCCCAATCTATTAGCAACTTGGCAATTGTGTTACGTCTTTGTAAATCGTTCTCTGTTAAATCAGCGGATTTGCCATCTAACGCAAATAATTCTTTAAAGTGTACAATAAAATATCTACCTTGTTTATGTAGAATATGGCATGATTGATATAATACTTTGTCTTTTCTAGATGCCACACCTATACGTGTAAGCGTTTCTCTGACTTTTAAAAAGTCGTCAGGTTGTACGAGGGTTACTTCTAGTGGAGTATATCCCGGATAATCAATGTGAAAAATATCTTCAGCCATTACGACCACCTTTTATTAGTTTTGTTCTTAAATAATCTAATTTTGAATCATCAAAGAGTGGGAGTACTTGGCGGGCTTTTTCTGTGCTATATCCATAGTATTCTTTAATTACTTCGATCGATTCAAGTTTGTCCGCTTTGATCCATTTGTTGAATCTTTTACGGGGCCTAATAGTATTTATAAGAAACGAAAACTGCATCTTTTTCTCAAGATGCGGGCGGGAATTCATCTCATTTGCAGGGATTACTGTGTCATGTCCGTAGGATAGTCCTTTATTAATGATAAACGGGTTGTATTGTTTCTCAGACCAATCATCTACAATAAGGTTATCTTTTGTATAATGAATGGCATTAATGAAATCAAAGGGGGAAATTGCAGGAGCCTTATAGGGAACTTCTGCAGGTTTTTCAACAGGCGTTCCAAATAAACTCATGTTAACATCCTTATTAGCCCTACTGAATCTATTGTTACCAATAGCAAGTAGTTAGCCAGCATCCCAAATGATTTCCTAGTAAAAGCAGCCCAAGCATACATACCACAGCCGACGATCCAAATAGGGTAAAGAGAAAGTAAGGGCGGATTGGGGACTGTGAGAGCCATGGTAATTGAACACCCAATACTAATACCCCAAGCAAGCAACTCCACGCAAAAACGAAAGCGATTAGTAGTGTAGTCATCTTTAATCCAATCAAATGTAGGTTTTAATAACTCAATCATTTAAACTCTACCGAGGCCATGATCTCTGTTAAACAGGCAACAAGATTAATTTCTTGGTCTGCACAAAATGCTGATTTATACTGATAGTCTGCAAGTAACAAAACAAGTTGAGGAACTTGTACTACGCTATCACTCATTGTGTCGTAGAATTTACGGAACAATGTCTGTGGATCATTGTCAATGTTATTAACAACCCACGTACGCATCTTCTTCCAATCTTTATCTTTAAGGGCAGCTGTGAGTTCTTGCATATTGATCTCACCCATATTGACAAGAATACCTTCATCAATACTGCCCGAAGAACTATAACGCTGTAGTTCATTTAGAATACGACGATAATCAGGGAAATGTTTTTCGATTACTTTGGCAATAACTTTATCATCTGCGTCTACAGACTCATGCTTGAGAATCTCAATAACACGCTTGAAGAATGCAGATGCAATCTTTGGCTTTTCTGATTTAGGTAATTTAAATTCAACTACCGCAGTTCTAGAATGAAGCGGAGGAATAATACGATTCTTAAAGTTACAAGTAAAAATGAATCTGCAATTGGATGAGAACTCTTCCATAAAAGCACGAAGTGCCGGCTGAGTAGAATTGGGATTCAAATAATCAGCTTCGTCTAGAATAACGACCTTTGGCTTGCCACTGAATGATACAGTAGAAGCAAATTGTTTAATCTTAGTACGAAGAACATCAATACCAGATTCTTCCGATCCGTTAATGATGATATAATCTGTTTGTAGTTCTTCACATAATGCTCGGGCAATTGTGGTCTTGCCCATACCTGCGCCACCGCACAATAGCATATTTTGAATCTCTCCTTTAGAGAGCATTTCCTGAAAGATCTTCTTTTGATCTGCAGGAAGAATACAATCGGCTAATGTGCGAGGGCGATACTTCTCAACCCACAAAAACTCTTGTTCACGAATATCCATAATAACTCCATAATATTAAATTTGCGTATTAGCGCACCCAGTCTCGTTTAAATAACGAATCTGGATTATTTGCAACATCCAAAGGGATGCCGGCTTTTTCAATTAGATCATTTCTTATATAAATGTTATTCCCGGTATGGCACACTAATGTATATCCTTTTTCTTTTGCAACTTCGTTTGTTGCGGAAAAAGTATTACCGCCAGTATTACCATTTATAGATTGAGATTCAGGAGAACCATGTCTCCATATAATACCAGGTGCAACTGAACTATTGATTTCAATGACAACAATCTTCGGTGAATATTCTTTTAAAGAATCCCAAACATCTAGATCAAATGAATCAATATCAATAGATATACATTCAAAGTCTGTAGGAATAGGTGTTCTTTTCAAAATATTATCTAAAGAATTTTCACTTGTGGGATCATGCGATACAAATGCTTCGATTGGAATAATCTTTTTATAAAATTGAGCTGTCTTATTTAGATCAGGAATTTTTTCACTTGCACCTTCCACAAACACAGCATGCATACCTTTTTGTACAAGATTATATGTATTACTATACAGTATACCATCCCATGCACCAATGTCCACACACCAAGAGGTGTCATAATTAACATCTAACCTACGAAGAATTTCTTCAATAATTCCATCTTCTCCATTTTGAGAATGTACGTTGTTGCTATAATTTCCAAACATTTTATACCACCGAATCCGGTTCCATTGCAATAAAGTATTCAATTGCTTTTGTAGCGTGTTGGAAGTGGAACAATTTCTTTTTAGATACTGTTACTGTATAAGCATCGGGTACAATTTTAAAATTGTCTACAGACATATGGCATTCAAATGCTTCATCACTTGCACCAATTGTTTTCTTATAAGTATTTGCAGTATCGTTTTTCTTATCACCGATAGTCAATACAACTGTGCCGTCTTTTGCTGTTACTGAAATCGTAGGAGCTGCTGTAATGTTAGCTGCCTTCATAATCATATTAACATCTTCTGCGGACAATTGGAATTGAAAGTGATTATCAATCTCAATAGATTTGTCAGGAGCCGCAACAATTACGTTTGCGTTAGAATAGAAGTATTCAAACTTACCATTGTTCTTAGAGATAGTCAATGACTTCTCGCCAAACTCAACATCTTGATTCTCCATCAATGTCAACAATGCCAACAAAGAGTTTAAATCATACACCGCAACCTCAACGGGGAAGTCTTCTGCTACTGTGGCCTTAGCAAAGATGTTCTTTGCTGTGCTGATTGTAGACAGTGTCTTACCTTTTCGAATAAGAATATTACTGTTTACCGCAGCAAAGTTCTTCAAAATTTGGATTGTTTCATTACTAATTTGCATTATATATCTCCTAAATTGCAATTTTGTTCACGTAAAAATATATTATAACACCGATACATAAAAAAGTCTATACTATTTTTTGTATCTTACGGATTGTTTCCGGTTCATCTTTTACAGCTGTTTCAATATCATGCACATACAACAGCATTAACGCATAATGTAGTACTTTTAATAGGTCTTGTCTGTCACGACCATTCTTCTTTCCATAACGCTGAACGTATTTCATTACATTACCTGCAGTAAATCCTACACCATGTCCGTTATCAACAATAAATTCAGTTGCCTGAAATTTATTCATTGAGTAATGTTGACCATAAGTTGAATCAATATATTCTTGAAACTCTTTAATCAATTCACCTTCATTATATTTGTAATCTATTTTTTCCACGGGAAATCTCCATTATATTGTTGCTTCATTATTTCATTGCCTTGTTTAAAAAACTGGCCCTGTACCGAATCTGCTCTATTGCCTGCTCTGTAATTAACAGTATACATACCAGTTACATTACAGTCTATTTTATTATCTTTTAGCGTACTTGTCAATGCTCTATCAACTTCAGGTTGATCGTCTGGATGTCTTGCACGTCTATACCAAATGGGTGATAGTTCAAGTGCCAATGGCTTTGGCAAAAAGAAACAATTAACATCCACGAAATAATCATTAAGTACGGATCTCCAATTACCTAACGATTCACAATCATCGTTACAAATGAACTTGCCGTCTGCATCAACAATCTTTCTAAGAGAACATGCCCAGCCGCCATCTTTAATAGTATTCATTAAGCTCTTAACATGGTCAGTATCGATCCAATTATCTTCATCTAAGAAACAAATATAATCACCCTTTGCCAAATAAGTAGATGCGCCATATATTCGATGACCATTATATTGTTCCGTTCCTGTTGGATACGGAAGAACCAATAAATCTATGTTAGGCTGATTAAGAAGTTTTAATTGTTCCGTAACTTTAACGACATGCTCTTGGCCATCGACAACGACCAAATGTTGTATGTCAGTATATGTTTGTGCTTGAACCGATAAAATATTTTTTGTTAAATAATTCGAACCAGTTGTTGCTGTGATAACAGTTACCTTACTCATTTGCTGCTTTTTTCCATTGATAATCATAATCAGATTGTTGAATGTCTTTATGTGAAAAATCTTTTCTTGCTAATACTGTTCTTACCATAACATAAACAGGATTTGGATGTTGTATATCATGCCGTTCACCTTGACCTGGAGGATCTAATTCATATGTCCAAGAAAGATCTGAAGTGTCTCCTACAAATACTTGTGTGTCTTTATAACCATTCTTTTCAGAATACATTGCAAAGAATAACTCAGGAGAGAATTGCCAGAACCCGTGTCCACAATTATTATTTGCAGGAAGAGCATGAAGTATTTGGCCGCCAACTTTACATAATTTAGTTATGTTTTTAAATGCTTCATTAATATTGAATACGTGTTCTAGTGTTCCGCTATCAATAACAGTATCATATTCTTCAGGTGGGTCTAATGGTAGATTCATATCATGAATAATATTTGCACCTTCATAATCAGAATAGTCTATGGAGTCAACCTTTGTTGCCCCAAAATATTCTAACAACATATCGTCACAATATTCTGTAGGGGTAAAATCTTTTATATTTAAAAAATGTTCTACATTGTGTTTTTGCACATGAAGACCTTGTCTGCCTGCAGTAATTGTTTTGCCAAATGCGCCGTGTTGAGCACAGTTTGCTAAAAATTGCATCTCTTGATTGCCAATTCCCATATTATTCCTTATAACAAAAGACCTGAATTAAATTTAAATTTGACTGGAGTAGATTTAGGATCAAACCCTGCACATGCTGCAAGTGTCGGTGGATACATAGGCATATCGTTTTCGTCATACCCATTGCCACAAAAGTCGTAAGGATTAACTAATTTTTGTCTAGTTTCTTTGAACCATCCATCATGCATACAATGAACCATCGCATCATTGGTAACTAATGGCCAAATAACATCTCTTAAAAATATTTGATCACCCACATAGTAATTAAGTTCTTTTGTATAAGAATTCATTAAATTTAATATAGGGGTTCCAAACTTACCTTTGTATCCAAACGCACATCCTATAATAGGAAATTCAAAATGCGCTTGATGATCTCTAAATGTGTGAAACTTTTTATCAGACGCAATCCATTCATTAACTGCTCTTTGTTCTCTGACAGTTATTCTGCTATCAGAATCACGAACGATTACAATATTATTTTCATCTTCAAACATTGCTCTAAAGCGCCAGTACATTCCATATGAACCGTCTGTTACTTCTATAATGTTAGCATCTGTTAAATTGGAGAATTTACTTTTATCATCTGTATAAATTCTAAATTCCCAATCAGGATAATATTTCTTTGCTAATTCATATTGACGATTTGCGCCAACGATATATCTGGGATCATTGCCCCAAACACTTAATGATATAATTTTCACCATATAAAATTCTCTTTATAGTATTCCACAATCTCAACTAATGAATCTTTAAACTCTGCTTCTGGTTTCCAGCCCAATGTTTTTAATTTAGAATCATCTATAGCATATCTAACATCTTGACCAACACGCTTTTCAGAAAAATCCATAAATTCTGTATAGTGGATAACATTCCAATTAAAGAATAAATCAACTAAATGTTTAGCAACAATAATATTTTGTTCCTCATAGTTACCAGAAATATTATAGGTTTCGTTAACGGTGCCAGATTCAATAATTTTTAATACTGCATTTGCGGTGTCAGATACGTGCAACCAAGTTCTTCTAGGAGATCCGTTGTCATGCATGATAATAGGTCTACCTAGCGATAAATTTTTAATTGCTTTAGGAATAAACTTCTCAACATATTGACCAATTCCATAATTATTAGTTGGTCTAACAATTACATAGGGAACATCATATGTTCTGGCCCATGCAGTTACCAACATATCAGCTGCTGCTTTTGTCGCTGAATATGGATTGCTTGGTTTTAATAAATCTGTTTCAGAATGAAACCCATCAACGATATCTCCATACACTTCATCTGTACTAAAATGTAATAAAATTGGTCTACGAGCTTTTGGTATAGCTTTAATTAGTTCTAGTATTTTATGGACACCGTTAATGTTACTTCTAAGGAAAACATCTGAACTAACGATACTATTGTCGACGTGTGTTTCAGCTGCGGTATTAATAAAATAATCGCAGTCATGAAGTCTGTCTAGATCATTAATATCCAATTCTAAAAATTTAAATTTTGGATATTTTAATAAGTCTGGAAGTAAATTTAGATTGCTTGCATATGTTTTACTATCTATCCCTAAAACATGATAACCCGCATCTAAACATTTTTTGGTTACATGATAACCTATAAATCCAATACACCCTGTAACATAAACAACTTTAGTCATTATAAACTTTCAATCCATGTCCAATGCCATACAACTTTAATCCTCCGAACTCTTCTAAAGTACTGATATCAACTGGATGGCCTATATATTTTTCGTCACTTGTAGATTCAACTACAAATCTTTTCTCTATATTATTTATATCGCAGTACATCCCCAAAAATTCACTTAGGGTAATTTTGTTCCGATATACACAATCTATATCATTACCTACTAACCAATCGTTAGTGCCATACTTATCTAATGAATAATCAATAACATTATATAAATCTTGTACTGAAAAATAGTCGAATTCGCGATCATTCTTTATTTTAAATTTGCCTTCGGTTGAATTGTATTGTTTTAACAATCTATGTGATGGTTCACCTGCACCAAAACACCCATATAATCGTAGTGTCAGATACTTAGGACCAAAACACAAATTCTTAATTAATCTTTTGGAAAATACATACGCATTTCTTGCATTGGTTTTTTCAATGCCGGAACCTAGATTAATATAAAATTTAAATTTATCCTCATTGGTATAGAAGTTATAGAACACTGCCATGTTCTTGCCAACGTTCCAAGCATTGTTTTCGTGTAGTTCTGTTTTACCACCGAAGGTTAAACAATTAATAACAACATCGGGACGAAGAACATCTAATATCTTTGTAACTGTTTGGTTATCCAAAAGATCTATTTCATTTTTATAGATGGGAATAACTTCATGTTTTTTAGATAATAACGGAACAATATATGAGCCAACAAATCCGCCGGCGCCAATAATCATTACTTTAATCATAAATTAGTATCAATAAATGGGAACATCATATCTAAAGATCCACTAATAATTTTTCCTTCAGCATCTCTTTTGCTTTGAACTCTAGGAATAATTAATTGATCTTTTACCATATTAATTTCAATAATTGCAGGACCTTCTAGTTTTAAAAGATCCTTTAATTGACGTTTAACATCTGTTAGTGTGTTTAATTTGTAAGAAGGTATACCATATGCTTCGCCTACCGCAACAAAATTAGGATTACTTACACCGGATAATTTATCTGCACCTAATCTATTTTTACTAAATAAATTATCTTGCATCAAACTAATAGCAAGGTAACCTTGATTATTTAGGATAATTATCTTAATAGGTAATCCATAGTGAACTACCGTTTGTAGTTCTTGTATATTCATTTGAATGCCACCGTCACCTGCAATGCAAATAGTTCTAGCTTTATTTGCTACATATGCACCTATTGCTCCAGGCAAACCTACTCCCATGGATGATTGACCGCTACTTGTAAATAAACGATTGGTGCCTATGCTTCTTAATGCTTGCATTGTGCAGGTAAAACTTGTTCCCATGTCAGTAGAAACAATATCATTTTCTTCTAAACAATTACCTAGTTCTTTTATAAAATCAAAGCTGTTAATAGAATAATCATTTCTAGTATGATTTTCATTAAATACTTGGTAATCGTATTTCCATTTAATAATAGAATTAGTCCATTCTGTCTGAGGTGCATTATTAATGTCTGCCGCAAGTAATGCAGGAATAAATGTTTTTAGATCTTCTACAACGGGATAATCAATTGTTAAAGTATGTTTATAGATTTCATTTTCATCTATATCAACCATTATCTTTTTGGCATTGGGCGCGAAGTCTTTAGTGTTATATCCTATACAAGGAATACCTAATCTTGTACCTAAAACAATTAATAAGTCTGCTCGTTGTACTGCAAAATTTGCAGCGCGCTCACCTAACAGACCAAAGTTGCCGACATATAATGAATCATTATAATCAAATAAATCTGTAGCATTCCAAGTACAAATAACAGGAATATTTAGTTTAGTTATTAACTCTTTAAATTCGTTTTCCACACTTGCAATATGTATTCCGTTGCCTGCAACCACTAGAGGTTTCTTTGCATTTCTAATAGCATCTAATATAACAGATGGTATATTAGATTGCTGTTTAATGTTTTCTTTAACATATTCTAATTGCGTGTCAGTATCAATCATAGTAGATTGAATATCAATAGGTACATCTAACCACACTGGACCTGGTCTACCTGATACTGCAATATCAATTGCTTTTTCTACTTCATATTTAATTGTAGATGCATCTCTTAATTGAATAGCATACTTGGTACAATGTGTAACCATACTAATAACATCTGCTTCTTGTAATCCCAGCTGTCGTAGTTTGCGAGGTTCTGCTGATAGTGTTTGATTTGTTGGAGCTTGTCCGCTAATAACAATCATAGGAATACTATCTTGCCATGCGCCTAAAACTCCGTTGATTGCATTAGTTGAACCGGGACCGTTAGTTATAAGAACTAACGCAGGCTTTTTTATGATACGAGCATATCCTTCTGCGGACATTGCAGAAGCTTGTTCGTGATAATTGTGAATAACACTAATGTTAGATGTTCTAAGACTTTCCAACAAATGAGCGGCTGCGCCACCTGTAATACAAAATGAGGTATCTACTCCATGCTTTTCTAACAATTGAATTATATAATCACTTACTTTTACTCTCATAATTTTCCTCGACATATTTTAATGTATCTACCCAAGATTCAAATCTATAGCCGTTATCATCTATATAAAGAAATCCTCTTGGTTTTTCTGCAGTAACTTCTGTAATACAATCGGCTATGCTATATTTATATAGCCATTCCCACACTAATTCTGTACCTGTTTTGCCATTAACTAATGGTCGATCTTTTTTTGCTTTAGCAGTAAAAATTATAATTTTATATTTTTTACTTAGTTCCCGAACGGCATCTAAACTACCTTCAATCGGATATCCATATATAGTACCGTCGTGAAACCCAAGATGATAAGAATGTATAACACCATCAAAGTCAATACATAGATTGTTTGCGTCATCTGAAAACGCTGGAGGAAAATGGTTTTTCATTTAATAAACATCACAATCGTATTTTTAGCAAACCCATCCATTTCAGATGCAACTTGCTTAACAACTTTTATTTGACCTACATCTCCAGGTTGCGTAACAAAGTGACTACACCCATTAATAGTTTTTATTAGTCCGCCTTGTAGGAATAATATATTAACCCAGGGATCATATTGATCCAATATAGAAGTATCATCAACATAACAAACATCAAGAGTACTTACACCCAATGTGTAACTATTAATACCTTCTTTCGAAGCAACAATATTTAAGCAAGTATGATCTTTAGGTATTTCATAGTTACTATCTTCATACCCTTTATTTTCTCTACCATAGTTATCTCGTAAACGAACTAGATCATCTTGGTCTACGGGAGTTTCAATTTCTAACATAACAATACCGTTATTGCTAATTGCACGTGTTTGATGAAACAATCCTCGACGAATCATTTTCTTAGCAGGCGCTGTTAACAGAGCTTGATCTGCAATAAAACTAATTATAGCTTGACCTTCAACTAAAACAAGACCAGTGCTCTTATTAGGGTGGCAGTGCATGCTTGTTTGCTCACCGTGACAAATATGTAACACCTTAAGTGCTACATCATTATTCTGATAGGCTATGTATTCATACCCCCACGGTTTACAAATAATATTATTTTGCATTTGTTGTGTTATACAATTCAATTGCTTTTTCCATTCTTATGCTCCAAATAAACTCATAAAACCATCTACAGTTTCTCCGATATAGGCAATTTGTTCTGGAGTAATAACAGGACTTGTACCATGAAAATAGGTATTAGTCATTGTCATTGTGGCAACAGGAAAATTGTCTCTTGCATCTGCAGGATTCATTAAATGTGAATATGCAGGCTGTAACATAATATTACCAGCAAAATAGGGTCGCGTCTGAATTAAATTCTCTTCCAAATAGTCTACAATGTCGCTACGCTTGAAAGGGGCGCCTGCACGAATTGTTAATGGGAATGCGAACCAACTTGGGTCTGAGTATTCTTGTGCTCTTGGTAGATGGAAATACTCCTCGTACTTGCTGTAGATATCAAAAAGCAAACTATAATTACGACGACGTAGGGCATGAATAGTCTCCAATTTATCTAGTTGTACCAACCCCATTGCACCTTGTAGTTCAATAGGTTTAAGGTTATATCCAATCTCGTCATAAACATACTTGTGGTCAAAAATTTCGCCTGGCATTTCGGGGATCCATTCTTGGAATCGTTTACCGCAAGAACCACATTTTAGTTTATTGGCTTCCGGGCCTACACAATAACAACCTCGGCCCCATTCTCTAAATGAACGAAGAATAACTTCTGTCTCATAAGACTTACATGCTACAAATCCGCCTTCGCCCATTGTCATATGATGTGCGGGATAGAATGAGCAAGATGCCATTTCACCATATGATCCCAGTGGTTGGCCGCCATATGTAGAACCCAAAGCATCACAACAGTCTTCTAATAGAATTAAATCATAACGATTAACAAGTTCCATTACCCAACGCATATTAGGAGGATTGCCCAAGACGTGAGCAAATGTGATTACTCGAATGTCATGTTTCTTAATTAGTTCTTCCGCTCTAGTTAAATCTAAATTAAGTGTATCTAATTCAATATCTAAAAATACAGGTTCAAACCCTACTTGTAATGTTGGATTTAATGTTGTGGGAAAACCTGCAATAGGCATCAATACCTTTGTACCTTTAGGTAGATTGTATCCTCGCTTAGATGTAAGCGTAGACATCATTAATAAATTAGAACTTGATCCTGAATTAGTAAGTATTCCAAAGTTCTTTTGAAATTGTTTAGGAAATTGTTTCTCAAATTTTATTGATTGATCGCCCATTACAAGCCAGCTATCTAACAATGTAGAAACTGCTGCCGTAATTTCATGTTCATCAAAATAAGGGCCAGCATAGTTAACAAAGTCTTTTCCTGCTACCCAAGTCTTTTTGCTGTTTTTCTCTTGTATAAATTCAGCAACGCTTTTAATAATGTCTTGTTTGTTCATGGTTTCCAATATGCGTAGTTAGTTTCTAAAGATTTATATTTTTTTCTATTTATAGGCTCATCCACTTCTAATGGATACATCCAATGTTTATTGTAAAATTTTGCCCATGGTTTGTATATGTTATTTGCTTCGGGCGACCAACGATATCCCATTATACCAAAAAACAACTGATGTACGCCACCAGTTTGTATTCCCACTTTTCCCATTTGCTTTGCGTGTTCTGCATAGATAGGAGAAGATGTTGTTGATCCAGCTATTAAAACATCGTAGTCATAGGTATCAATTTTTGCTTTAATATATTCTACAGTATCTTTCCAATTATTACAATCAGGATATTGATTAGGATCCATAATCGGATGATACGGGGATTTAATAACATCTACCAATTCGAATGGTGCAATTTTATCTTTATTCCATCCCCAGATGTTATCTATATTATTCCATTGATGTTTAATCGTCTCAGCGTGTGTTGATACAACTAAAACTTTTTTATCTTTTAAATATGTGGGCCAAGGAGTTTCTAACTGATGTGCTCCGTCTGCATTTAATAATGCACACGGATCTAATACTAAAAGACTATCAGCACCATAGAACTTTGGTTTATCTCCAAACAAATTTGTAAATGCAGTATTCCTTTCTACTTCACCTGACAAATCGACAAACCCTAAAATATCACAGTGTGTCATTGCTTCTAAATTTAAAGGAATAACTACATCATACGCATAATCCAACGTGTTTGGAAATATACCACCTTCAATTAATGCGGTATCGTTATAAAATTCTCTAACAGGTACAGTATTTTTATGCAGACAATCCATCACATATCCTGCAGTATTATCTATACGCAACAAAGAAAACGGTTCGTTTGCCTTAAGCAAATCACTAAGTAATTCATTTAATTGAAAGAAGTTATGTGTCATGCGTAATAATTTGCTAGTTGTTCTTTATCTTGTTTTATACTTCTAAATGCTTGCTGAATATCTGTGGGTAAGGATGCATACAACGTATACATCTCTTTTTCAGCTTGAGCCTTATTATAATTGGTTCCGGGCGGATGGTCAATAGTATATCGATAATCTCGGATGACTGGTCTTTTATTAAGATATCCTAAAGCAGTATAAACAATATCAAAACTCCACCCCATCTTGTACGGTGCAAAATCCACACCTCTGTTATTTGCTTCATTGATTATATCTTTATGAATAAACCAACAAGTGCAGTCTGTATTAGCAACCATTTTAAAATGAGGTTCATCTAAATCAAACGATGTGAGATTAGTTCTTTCAGCACTATACCAAGTATAATCTACATTCGGCGCATAAATGCCCCAATTATAAGTATTGAAACATTCTTCTGCGCCAGCATAAATTTCAGCCCAATTATTATAAGAAGCATCTGCTTGAATATGGAACATAGCGTCACCATCAAACAGTTCAATTGCTTTTAAAAATTGTGCAGTAAAATAACTATCCTCGCCAATGTTGTGCCAATTAGGATCGTTCTCACGGTGATTGTCGTCACTATTAATAACGACAGGCACGACCCCAATGGCACTCAGTTGCTTTTGCTTTTCTTTTGTCTTTTCATACTGTCCGCGCCAGTTGAAAATAAATGTTTGTATTTTCATCGTTGAAGAATTTTATTGTAAACAACAGCATCAAACCAATTTAGGAAATTGTCGAGCATTATGTATGAAGGAGGAATTCCGTTTCTAAACTTAGGAGCATTTAACATTGCATTATATGCTTCATCATTACTATTTAGATATGCAAGATGTTTAATTACATCGTCATAAGTATCAAAGTCGTGCACATTAACAAATGCGTCGGGATTAAAATCAGAACTTATTGTTTCGCTTCCCCAGTAAATAGGAACAGTTCCAGCATAAAATGCGTGTAGTATTTTTTCTGTTACATATCCGGGATGCGAATATGGTTCAAAACAAATATTAAATTTTCTTGTAGAAAGAAATTCAATCTTAGCAGCTTCGCCTTCTAAATTTGCAGATGTATTATTAAATAATCTACCTGCACTATCGACATGTTTTTCTGCGTGTAACTGTTTAAAGAATTCGTTACGTTCAATACAATTAGGATTTGATACTACAAAAGAACAAAAGTCTGTTTTTTCTTTTATCTCGGGACTAAAAATGTAATTATAATCATATTTAGTATTATGAATATTTTCCAATGCCCACATATAGATTACATACAATGGCAATCTATAATGCCATGGTTCAAAATTGTGGTCAAAACTAATAGCATAATCGCAATCAAAATTTTCTGGTCTACGATTTTCTCCGGTGTAAAATAACTTAGTGCAATCTTTCCTGGAGAAATTTAAATTGTGCTTGCCGAAATTGTCATCACCGAATAAAAGAATATCTGGTGTTTCTTTATTTACATCAACAACTTCTAAATCATACCGAGTACTTAGCAACGATATAAAAAATGCGGCTAGATGGTCGTGTGTATCGGTAAACCCAATAGCCAGCTTTTTCATGCAAAGGCCTCATTAAGGGCCGCCATAATATTCTCGTGATCTTTTTCTGTTAAATCATTACTTAAAATAGGAATAGCTTTGTATCCGCATTTCAATTTTAATCCATTCGACATTGTTTCCTGCACATCTTCATAATCAGGATGTTTAGTATTGAATGAAATAAACTTCTTTGTATCATCCATGTAATTATCATATGTTTCGCAAAAAACAAACGGGCCTGAGTTCTTACCAATAATTATATCACAGTTTCTACTTAGATAAGAAATCTCTTGTAGATCACCATCTTGAACCGGGCCAACAATATCATCTGTAAATTTAATATTATTCTGACCTTCGGTATCAAATTTATTAGTACATATAAAATGTGTGTCTGGATACATTTCAGCAAACGGCAAAATGTGTTCTTTCATATTAGATTTGAAAGATTGATTGGACATAGGTGTGTTATTGCAGATCAATACTTTGCGAACGCTCTCATCCGCAGTCAACAAATAATCTTCAATCTTATCAGTTGTCAATAATTTAGAATCAATTTTAGGTAAATAAGATTCTTTTTCTTCACGCAGTTTAATATCTGTACCAAATGTTTCGTTAATTGTTCCTACAATACCTTCCCATTGCTCATACAATGTGTGCATATTAATGCCGCCATGCTTGCAGAATACATCCCAATTACATCCAACCCAGGTATTAATATAAAGAATATCATCATCTGCATAAAAAGGATCTTTATTGTTTAAGTCAGTAGGCGCACCAACTAACGGAATATCTAATTCAGCAGTTAGTTTTGCTGCATTATTATGCATATACTCAAAAGTAAAATCAGACAATTCAGATTGAATATGACGAATAAATTCCTTATGCGTATGTAGATCACCTTTATGGAAGTGATTGAAGAAAACAATTTTACTCATCATTAACACCTTTGTATAATTTCACCGAATCTTCTCTTAAAGATTTATTATTTGTAATTGCATCTTCAACCAAAGCATTGATTGCTTGAACATACTTAGGACGTTTAACTTTAAAACAAATATCGCATTTGCGTTTTAGTTCTGCAATCTCTTCATCTGATTTTGCTGTTTGAATTGCATCTTCCAACATCCACATTCTAATATGAATAATTGCTAGCTTTTCAATAACTTCTCCCAAATTATCTGTAGCAATATAGCTAGAGTTTGGCATGACTAGAGGATTCCATCGATCAGCATTTCTAATATCATCTAAGACGCTACCGACTGTTCTGCTAATAATGTCCTCAATGCTTTCACCTAAATTTTTCATTTATTTCTCCAACCACATCGTTTAAAAATTTCATATCTGCTTCTGTGACAAAATGGTTGTTACCAACGTACACGCCTTGCGTATGAAGAATATCTGCATTAGTTCTTTTCTTATTAGTCTCAATACTATAATCTTTTAGAAACGGTTGAGCTAATAAGTTACCTGCAACAATTGGTCTATATTCAATACCATGCTTTGTAAATGTGTCCTTCATTGCTAACATAATTTCGTTAGATTTACAGATGAAAGGAAAACAGAAACTACTAATTGTTTTGGGATTTTTAATATTATAAAACAAATTAGGATATTTGTCAACAATATCTGCAAATAAAGTATGATTCCTATTACGAATATTAACCATTTTATCTAAACGCTTTAATTGCGATATACCTAATACTGCACAAATCTCATGGTTCCTAAAATTGTATCCATCAGTAACAAACAAGAATTGTTTATCAATCTTTGGATACTTCTTAGCATAGTCTGCAAAGTTAATTGATTCTCTTGCCATGCCATGACTGCGTTTAACTTTCATTAAATCATAAAGCTTAGTATTATTAGTTGAAACCATACCGCCTTCGACTGTAGACATATGATGACCAAAATAGAAACTAAATGTTGCACCTAAACTGTTTGCCCCGCGCTTTTCACCATACGGTGATTGGCATCCATGTGATTCACACACGTCATCTATAATTAATGCTCGAGGGAACATTCGTTTAATAGCTTCATTGTCTGCAGAGAAACCTAATAGGTGTGTAATAAACACCGCTTTAATTTCGTGTTTAATTGCGATTAATTTAGCTTCTTCTAGATCAAAACTAAAATTATCTAAATTAATATCACAGAATACGGGTGTAAGGCCAAGTTGCATAATAGGTGCCACATTGGTCATCCAGGTACAGGCAGGTAACAATACTTTGTCGCCTTCTTTTAACTTGTATAATTCTTTAATAGCAGCAACCAACAAGAAGTTTGCAGTACTTCCGCTGGAAACATACAATGAATGTTTTGCACCTAGCCAATCACTCCATTCGTTTTCGAATTGTTTTACTTTTTCGCCGAATGTGAATTTCTTTGCTGTTAAAGCAAAGTGCGCCATTTTTAATCTATCTGTGAAGGTGATTGTCTCACCCATTAAAGGCCATCTCATAACATACCTTTTTGCTTTTTATACCAATCAATAGTCAGCTTTAGTCCCTCATCAAAGGTTACATTTGCGGACCAACCTAGTGCTTTCAATTTGCTATTATCCATTTTGCGTCTAGGTGTGCCATTTGGTTTTTCAGTATTCCAAATAATATCACCCTTAAAGCCCATTGCATCTTTTAATTTTTCAGCAAGATCTCTAATTGTAAGTTCTTCATCACTACCTACGTTAATAAATTCAGCTTTATCATAATTTTGCATTGTCCAAAAGCAAGCATCTGCAAGATCATCTACATATAAGAATTCTCTTGTAGGTGTGCCATCACCCCAGCATTCAACGCTCTTGTCACCATTCTGCATTGCGTTATATAACTTAGTAATAATACCAGGAATTACGTGACCGTGTTCTGGAATAAAGTTATCATTTGGTCCATATAAATTAGCAGGCATTAAACTGATAGCGTTGAACCCATATTGACGTCTGTAATATTCACACATACGCAATCCAGTAATTTTTGCTAAAGCATATCCCTCATTTGTGGGCTCAAGTAATGCTGTTAACAAGTATTCCTCTTTAATTGGTTGAGGAACAATCTTAGGATAAATGCAAGCAGAACCTAAGAACAACAATTTTTTACATCCATTGCGATATGCCGAATCAATAACATTAGTTTGAATCTGCAAGTTATCGTAAATAAACTCGCCAGGATTAGTCCAGTTCCAATTAATTCCCCCGACTTTAGCAGCAGCCAAGAAAACATAATCCGGAGTTGCTGTACTAAAGAATTTTTTAACTGCGAGCTGATCTCGCAAATCTAATTCTGCTTTTGATCGAAGAATTAAGTTAGTGTATCCTTCAGATTTTAATTTACGAACAATTGCCGATCCTACAAGACCATTATGTCCTGCAACAAATATTGTACTATTCTTTTCCATTGTATCCTCAACTAAAATTCATGCACATATCGTGAACAAGATCGTCAAAAGAATGTTCAGGAACCCAACCTAGCACACTTCTAGCTTTTGTAGAATCTCCCAACAAAGTCTCAACTTCTGCAGGTCGGAAATACTTTTCATCCACACGAATAATAATTTTATTAGTCATAGTATTAATACCTACTTCGTTTAGGCCATGGCCTTCCCATCGAATTTTCAATCCGAAAAATGGAGCGCATCTTTCAACAAATTCTTTTACCGAATATTGTTCACCGGTAGCAATAACAAAATCGTCAGGGACATCATGTTGCAACATTAGCCACATTGCGTTAACATAGTCTTTTGCGTGTCCCCAATCTCGTTTTGCGTTTAAATTTCCTAAATACAAACACTCTTGACGACCAGCACTAACAGCCTCAATACCATTTACAATTTTCTTAGTCACAAAATTATGTCCACGACGGGGAGACTCGTGATTAAATAGAATACCAGAACAGGCAAACATATTGTAGGACTCACGATAGTTTTTAACAATCCAAAATCCATATAGTTTAGCTACACCGTATGGGGAGCGAGGATAAAAAGGCGTTGTTTCTTTTTGAGGAGTTTCTTGTACTAGACCATACAGTTCTGAAGTAGATGCTTGATAAATCTTAGTTTTCTTTTCTAAGTTCAACAATCTAACTGATTCAAGAATCTTTAATGTACCTAATGCATCAACTTGCGCAGTATATTCAGGGGTCTCAAATGAGACTTTAACATGGCTTTGTGCAGCTAAATTATAGATTTCATCTGGTTCATACTTCTTAAGTATGTTCATAATAGACAATGAATCTGTTACGTCACCGTAGTGCAATTTTAAATTGGGGTGACCATAGATGTGGTCAATGCGACCTGTGTTGATTGACGAACTACGTCTAATAATGCCATGAACCATATAACCCTTTTCGAGTAATAGTTCTGCAAGATAAGATCCGTCTTGGCCAGTGATGCCAGTAATTAATGCTGTTTTCATTTCAATCCCTATAATGAATTAATAATATTATATTATTTATATGCTGATAAAGGTAAAAGGGCACAGTATTGTGCCCTTTGGTTAAATTAATTTATGTTAGAATGGGATATCTTCATCCATATTATTTTCTTGAATTGGTGCAACTGTCTCTTCTGCAGGTGCTTCCATTTTCTTATACAAATCTAAGAACGCATTCTTTGTGTCTGCATCAAACCGGTTAACGCAAAGTTCAATTGCCTTTTGACGATCTCTAAACATTGAGAATGCTTTTACAATATGAACAAGACGTCGAGTAGAAATCAATTCGTCAACTGCATCTTCAAGATATGTTTTACGAATAACCTCAGCCCATGTTACAAGTTTGTCGGCAAATTCTTCATCCACGCAACTATGTTGTTCCATATTATTCATAATAATAGTACGCTCAACCTTAGCTGAAGGATATTCTTGTTCAACTGTAATTGGGAAACGTTCTAAAAATGCTTCGTCAAGAATTTGTGCTGCAATATACTTGCCGCTGTCTGAACCTTGACCTTTAGTATTTGCTGTAGCAATAACTGTAAACCCAGGGGCAGGATGAATTACATCACCATTCTTTTTATTGAAGTATGGTTTGCCTTCAAGAATACCCTGAATGCACATCAATTTATTTGAACCACGATCAATTTCGTCAATCAACAATACTGCACCACGGCGCATAGCTAGGATAACAGGACCTTCTCGGAATGTTACGTTGCCGTCAATCAATGTTGAACCACCTACAAGGTCATCCTCATCAGTCTCGATTGATACGTTAACACGAACACACTCACGCTTCAATTTAGAACATACTTGTTCTGCCATTGTGGTTTTACCATTGCCAGTAAGACCAGTAATGAATATAGGATAAAACACTTTGGATTTGATAATTGATTCTAAATCTTTATAAAATCCAAATGGCACATACGTTGTGTCTTTAATCGGAACCAAATCTTCTACTTCTGATACCATACGTTTTTGTCGGAGTTGTACAACCTGAGCTTGTAATGCAGGCAATGCTTCAATCTCAGGAGCAGGGGTTGCTGGAATGTTGTTTACTTTATCACTACCAAATGCGTCAAGATTAATTAAGCCACGAGCTGCTCGATATGTCGCGCCATTAATTAACCAATTGGGCATCTTAACGTCTTTTTGCTTGACGAATGCAATCACATCTTTGCGTAATGCTGTTTTGCCGAATGCTTGAATCAGATCAGATACAAGCTGTTTTTTCTGGAGATCAATAGAATTCATAATATAGTCCTAAAATGTTTGTTCAACAATTAATTATAACACCGTTTTCGTTTGATGTCAAGCAATTTCTGCAATAAACTTGTTCAAAAGTACACGATTCACGATCTTTGATTTTTGACTTTGCATAAAAGATTTTAGAATATCCTTTTTAGAAGAATCTGATTTTACCTTTAATTCTTCGTCATTAATATTTAAATCGTCTGATTTAACCAGAAAATATTTATCATAAACATAAGAGTTAATCGCATAAAACTTTTCTTTCTTTATTTTATGAATAATATTTTGAGTATCTTCATTAATAATACCCTGACCCTGAATAAAGCCATTAATCCGATATTTAGAAATACCACTTAGAATATAATATCCAATTAAATTAGTTCCAGTTCTATTCTTTAATAAATCTAAAAGAGCAGCTGTTAATGGTTGTCCGGGTTTAGCGAATCCGGTTTTACCGGTTTGTTTATCTGTAATAACAGTATTTGCTTTACCTTTCCAACCAATTGAATATACAGAATTCATATGTCTACGACGGCCATCAGACGCAATAATTTCTTCAGTCTCATTTGCTTCACCGTCAGTCAATACAATTGTATTTACAATATCTAATCGATGCATTTCTTTAAATTCTGGAATATAATAATTGGCAAATACCAATGCCTCATTTAAAGGAGTGCCGCTTAAATTCCATCCATGTGGGACATAATGTCTACGATGAATACGACCAAATACATGACCAACTTGTAATAATCGTTTCTGCGCATAATGATATTGCGAACTTGTCATAGTATTAGATAACAATTCCATCATATATGTACTATAATTTTCTAATGATAAATCACCAATGCGTTGTGAGTATTTAGTTTTTCTAATAGCAAGAATATCTTTATTCTTATTGTTTTGGTCTGAGTCTGAAAAAGCAAATACTCGGAATGGGATATTTACTTTCTTGCAAAAATCTGCAAGCACCAAAGTCTGTTCAATAGTTTGTTTGATAATATCAGTCATTGAACCAGACCAATCAATAAACATTACCATGCCATGATTCTTACCACCAGGAATAACAGTAACACGCTTGAATAAATCTGTCTTAAATTTGTAACCGAATACTTTATCAATATCAAGCTCACCTGTTTTAGCAACGTGCGCTCTAGCAAATTGTGCCGCATTACGCTTTAATTCAAATTCTTTTACAAGGTATTGAATAAATTTAGAGTTTGTCTGTTTGTATTCTGAATATAATGCGTCACCTGCAGGAACATTATATTCAGCAAACATTGGATCAGCTGCGCCGTAGTCGTCATCAATAATTTGCCAATCTGTTTCGGCATAAAGTTTCTTGTGAGGTATAATAAAATCTTTAGTATTAATTAAAGGCAATGTTGCATACCGATATGGTTTGATTTCATCGGATACTAATTCAGATTCACGCTTGCGGAATTCTTCATCTGTCAATGACTTAGGGTCAAACTCTGGTGCACCGCCCGCACCTACACCTCCGGCATCATCGTCTGCCATTATATCTTCTTCACGATTATACTCAGCTTCAATCTCATAATCATCTTCATCGCCATCTTCATAGTCTTGAATTTCACCAAGACCTCTGCGGCGGTCTTCATACTCATCTTCAAGTTCTTGTTTGCGACGATTATACAATTCTGTAGCAACACGAACTACGTCATCCCAATCTGAAAGGTTTTCAATTTGCTTAACATAGAATTGTTCTTCAAAGCTAAACGGAACCGCAAGGAAAGGACCAATCTTAAAGTGAAGATTAATACGATCAATTAAATTAAGTGTTGAGATTTCTCGTTCCGCAATGCCAAAGAAATCTTTATCTGCCAATTCGCCGTATGCTTTATAAAAACATGAACGCAGACCAGGGTAGCGAGTCTTAATGCAACGTTCAATACGAGCATCCTCTACTACATTAAGATAAGATTTGAAACCTCGCTTGTGTGCTTGAAGGGCATTGTGCCAACCTTCAGCGGGGGTTTCCCAAGCATGTCCCACTTCGTGACCTACAAGTAAGTCATAAAGATCAGTGCTCATGTCTTTCCAGATTGGAAGAACAAGAACACGATTCTTGGGATCGAAGTATGCGGTTTGTGTTTTGCGATGCTCGACTGAGATATTCTCTTGTGCGAGTAGCTTTGCCAGTACTGATTTTGAGTTTGCTAGTGCCATAAATTTCCTTGCTGATGCTATATTATAACACCTTTAGGAACAAAGGTCAAGCATTTTTTACTCTGTAGTAGGTCTAGTTATAGCCAATATTTTGGATATTTGTGCTTCAATAATCGGTTTTCTATTAGGCCATTTAATAAAATCTTTATCTGGATTTTTTAATAAATTCGCCAATAATGGCATTATTAATCCTTCTAATTTTTTTAATTTATCATTAACATCTTTTTCAACTAATAATTTATATGAGTCAATATCAAAAGTACTATTAGAACCAGCACTTGCTTTGATTATCTCTTCTAGATAATCGATTTTATTTAATATAATAGAAACTTTATCTTCAACTGCCGATAATCCGTCAACCATTGGTGCGGTATTAACTACCGGTTTTTCAACTATGGATTCTTCTGATTCTACTGCTGTAAAACCAAAATCAAATACTTCGTTATATTCAGTTGGAATCTTTATTGTCATTTAGTGCCTCTATCATTGTTTTTACTGCGTATTTTTTAATAATCTTTTTACGCTTATTTTCGAATTTCTTTTTAGCAAAATCTAATTTAAATTTAGATACTCGCTGTGTATAATCAGTACCATTCATATGGTCATATTCATGTTGAAATATTCTAGCAGTTAATCCATTAAAATCTTGCTCAACAAATTTGCCAGTTTCATCTTGATATGTTGCTGTAATTTTAGTTGGTCTATTAATAGCTAACATAATACCAGGATAAGATAAACAGCCTTCGTTGAATACTTCTTCTATTTTACTATATGAAATTATAATAGGATTAAATACTGCAATTTTAGTTTCGCCTAGACCCATTACAAATACGCGCATATCTAAACCAACTTGATTGGCGCTTAGACCCACCCCTCCTAGTTGTTTCATTCTTTCAAATAAAACATTTGCAACACTTTGCGCACTATCCCCATTTGCTTCAAAATTAAAAGGTTGAGGTGCTTTATGCAGTACCTCAGCAGTTGGTTCTACCAAATCTAATTTATCTTTTCTTAATACTATCATACTATTCTACTAAAATTTTGATACTTTTGAAACTTAATAACTGATTTAAATTTATCTATTAATTGATCGCCTTTATGCGATATAACAAACACATTTGCATCGTCACCTATAGTATTTAACAAATTCATGACATAGTCTGTACCATTTGCATCTAATGAAGAATCAAATACTTCATCTAATAGTAACAAGTTTGTACTTGCACTATTTTTCATCTTAGCAATAGTACGCCATGTAAATAACAATGCCAAATCAATTCTTTGCTTTTCACCCTCACTAAATGAAGCATAACTAAATTCGTCTCTGTGTCTAGATTTAATTACTTCATTGAATGATTCATCCAACTCAAAATGAACAAAGAAGTCCATTGCGGTTAAATACTTGTTTACTAATTTATTTATAACAGGTAAGTATTGTCTAATGATCTTTGTTTTAATTCCGGTATCCTTTAACAAGATTCCGGCAATATCTAAATAATGTTTATCTTCCGATAATTTACTTTTTTCACCTGCGGCGCCTACAACTTCCTTGGCCAAGGTTTTAAGTTGCCTCGTTTCATCTTCAATGTTTGCCGTATCATTAGTGTTGCTTGCCAAGTCCGCCTGTAACTTTTGAATATAATTTTGCGACGCAATAATTTTTGAACTATAGGCAATGATGTTGCTTTTATGTTCAGAGATTTTCTCTTCGACATCATTAATCTCATTAAGTCTAGCTTCAATAGTTTCGAGTTGAGTGGCAAGGGTTTCAATTGCGGTTTCAACTTCCTCGCGTTTATGTGTATGGAGTGTGATAGCGGAGTTCTTGAGGTCATCGTCAAGACCTTGGCTACACGTTGGACATACATCATGTTCGTTGTAAAATTGTATGCTACCTTCCTGATCCTTAACTCTTTCGGAAAGTTTTTTAAGCAAAGATCCCATTTCCGTACGCTTGTTACGTTTCTCAACGGAGTCTGATATCGAGGATTTAAGATTTCCTTCTGTTTCTTGTTCTGCCAGCAAACAGGCATTAAGTTGTAGTATTTCTGTATTCGTTTCAGATATTCGCTTTTGTACATCGTCTACTTTCTTTTGCTTATCAGTTTCAAGCGTTGCAATGTATTGCTGTTGCAACTTAACCTTATTTTTACCCAATTCAATAACAGATTCAATTTCAGATATTTTAGTTTTTAATTCATTTGACTTATCTTTTAATACAGTATTCATCACCGAAAATACTTGTATATCTAAAATGTCTTCAATAATTTCACGTCTAACGCCCAATGACAATTGCATAAAAGGCGTGAATGAAGCCGATCCAAGAATAACAATTTGTGTGAATGATTTATAATTTAATTTTAAAATTGCTTCTTCAAGATACTTCTGATAATCCTTTACAGCTGCATCTTGATTAAGAATGTTGCCATCGCAGTATATTTCAAATACGCCGGGCTTTATTCCTCGAATTATTTTATAGTCTTTCTGACCAATACTAAATTCAACCTCAACAATAAGATTCTTACCATTAATTGTATTCATTAATTGCGGCTTGTTAATATTCCTAAAAGGTTTATTAAACAATACAAAACAAATAGCATCAAGAATTGTACTTTTGCCTGCGCCATTTTCACCCACAATTAAAGTTGAGGGCGAACTTTCAAAATCAATTTCTGTAAATTGGCCACCGGTTGAAAGAAAGTTTTTCCATCTGATCTTTGTAAATCTAATCATGCTTGTTCGTAATGTTGTGCTTCAACGTATAATGTTTTTAGCAATGTTTTAAGTCTTTCCTTGTCTACATCAGTCTCAACGCTATCTACATAATTAGATAACAGAGTCATAGTATCTTCTAAATCAATTGAAGCATCTAATGCTTCAGATTCAAATTCGGAAAAATCCTCAATAATTTTTAATTCTAATGGGTCTTGTTTATAAATTCGCTCTATAAATTTCTCAAATTTAACAAAGTCTTTCTTTTTAACAACAACTAATTTAACGTGTTGACTAGTAAAAATAGATACATCAATTGTGTCAGGATCAAATTTATCATCGTCGTAATAGAACTTAGTAAAAATAGTATATGGATTCTGAATAAATTCTATATCATGTGTTTCGGTGTCAAATATGAAAAACCCTTTAGGATCACTTTCATCATTCCAGGTTAACTCATACGGAGTACCTAAGTATGTAATATTGCCTTCAGATGATTTAGTATGAAAATGTCCACTTATTACTTGTTTATATTGTTTAAAGTAACTACGATCAACTCCTTCATGGTTGTCGATACCTTTCATCATTTGAAATCCTGCAATCTCAAAATGACCTACGCAATAATCTGCAGAACTTTGATCTATAAATGATGCAATATCTGCTTCATTTTGTTTACAAATCCACGGGACAATATCAAAGGTAATGTTATCATATACAAATTTACCTGGCTCTTGATAGATCGTAATGTTGCCGTAGTCTTTTAATAATAGGTCAGGCGAATTAACATCAAGACTTTCTTTCCAGAAAATATCATGATTGCCGATTAGTGTTAGAAGTTTAATGCCGTTTGCTTCTAATGGATCAAAGAAGTATCGTCTTGCTTCTGCAAGAGAATTAAAATTGATATATTTCCTACGATCAAATAGATCGCCTAATTGAATAACAGTATCAATATTATGCTCTAACAAATAAGGTATAAATACCTCACTATAAAATTTCTCATAATAAGCGTGAAATGCTTTAGAATCATTTCTAACACCAAAATGAGTATCACCCAATAAACAAAGTTTCATGTATTAATTAAATTCGTTGTCTTCTCTATGACCAGAACGGCCTGCCATATTAGAATCAGTCTCGCGAACTTCTACTCGGCAGCACCAAACTCGCTTAGCTTCTTCGCTACCGCAATTAGGTAAAAAGATTGTGTTAATATATTCATATAAGAAGTCGGATAACCCCTCACATCCTGTACGTTCTACTTCTGTAATCTTAGCTAGTTTTAATCTACCCAATTCCAATAGATGTTCGCGCATTGGATCATCTTGTGCAACTAGTAGAGTGTGGTCAAACCATTCTTCTAGCTTGTCTTTAAGTGGTCGTAACCCACCGAAATCAGTTACCCAATTACGGGCATCCAATGTATCTGCTTCAAATTCGAAATGAAAACTCATGGCATAACCATGAATTAAATTACAATGAGAATCTGCGCGCCATTGCCTGTAAGCTACAGGACCTATTTGTCTATATGTTTTTGTTGAGAAGAATTTTTTATTTGCCATCTCTTGCCTCTTTAAGTAAGTTTGACGACATGCAGAATTTATAAAGCGGGATGAATGTTCGGGAAAGACCGCTGTTTTGTTAAAGCCTCATATGTTGGAGAATTATACCATTTATTAAGTGATAATAAAACATCTGTCATATTATAATAAGGAGTCCAATCTGCAAGACGTTTAAACATTGTACTATCAGCAACTAACGATGGAGGGTCTCCTTCGCGTCGCCTATTAATAAATGTTACAATTTCTTTATTGGTAATTCTTTCTACAAGTATTTGAATTTGTAGATTGGAATGTCCCTGTAACATACCTAAATTATATATGCCTTGAATAGAATTGTCAATAGCTTTTATATGTGCAAGCGCAATATCTTGAACATGAATGTAATCTCTAATACAAGTTCCGTCAGGTGTGTCATAGTCTGCACCATTTAAAGTAAATGCTGTATTATTTTTGACTGCTTCAAATAGTTTGGCAAATATATGTGTCGCATTTGGTTCTTGGCCATGTTGACCTTTATCATCTGCACCACACGCATTAAAATATCTAAATACGGTATAATTTAATTTGTGGCATCGATGATACCATTCCAATAAATGTTCAACCATTAACTTAGATTCGCCATACGGAGATATTGGATCTACCTTATCGTTTTCTCTTAATGGTGTTTTTGTTGTAGGAATTCCATAAACAGATGCGCTACTACTAAAAATAATTTTAGTTTTTGGAATATGTTTAGCAACAAAGTCTAATAGTAAATTTGTTTTAGATACATTATTGTGAAAGTAATGGCCTGGATTTTGCATACTAGGACCAACTAAACTAGTACCGGCACAATGGATAATTGCTACAGGATAAACCTTTTTATACAGACTAAACGCATCCATATCTGTAAAATCACATTGTAGGTATTCATCTTGATATTCGTCAAGATGTTCGTTATGTCTGTTATCAATACCGATAACTTCGTATCCTTGTTTCTTTAATTCGATACAAGTCTGTCCACCGATATAACCGGCAGAACCAGTAACAACAACTAATTTAGTACTTGGCTGCTGGGACATAATCTCTGTAATCCTTACCGCTACGATACCATTTAGAATTATCTTCAAACATAATATCTAAGCAACGATCAATAGTACCAGACGTCCAATCAGACAGCTTACCTAAGTTTGCTCTCTCTTGAAACAACAATGTATTTAATTTAAATACTGCATCATCTTGCGACCATGGGATGTATAAACATTCACGATCATTAGCAAATGTTTCGGGGAATGATCTGTACGCAGGATACAAACAATTTGTACCTAATGCATCTGCTTCTGATGCTGTATTACTTACCCAATCCTGCAAGGCACAATTAAACAATACTCGAGAATCACCTAACAATTCATAGTATTCATTCTTCTTAAGATTCTCATAGATTTTAAAATTGTGAGTCTTTTCCATTGCTCGCGCGCGAGCTAAATATTTTTCGTTATTACTACGTAAAGGGCCGCCTGAAAGAACAGCAAACTCTACATTGGGATTAATTGTGTGATATCTTTCAATTAGATCCATAAAGAAATCAGGTTGTTTTTCTTGATCGAATCTTGCAGCAAATACTACACGAAGTTTACGCTCATTAAATGGAATGCGAGTGGATACACGACCACGAACTTCATCTTTATCAAATGCTAGTCCGGAGATATTAAAAACAGGTGCTTCCCATCCTGCAATTTTCATATGAGCGACCATCTCTTCGTTAGATGCAAGTACACCGGTAACAAATTGATCTGTCATCTTTTCGTATAGACCCATCCACTTCTGCATATCCCATACGTGAACAAAATCATCCGGATCAATTGTTTGTGCAAGACAACGTACAAAGATTCGAGGTTGATACTCAAAACTTACTTGATCCATAATATAGGGCAATGCCTCAATTCCGGGAGTAAACATATCTTCAAAAAAGATTGTATCTTGCCAAGTAATTTCACCAGCTTTCATCTTCTTAATAAGATTAGCCATTTGTGTCAACGAATAATAACTACGCCCATGGGCATCAAGTACTTGACCCGTGACAATTGCTTTAGAGTCATCTAAAATATCACCATGAATTACTTCATAGTCAATACCTCTGCGTTTAAATGCAGCTTCGCTCCATTGTTGTAATTGTAAAGTATAACGACCTTCATAGGGTTCTAAACCCATATAATATAATTTACTCACCCGCTATCCTTTCAAAACTAATTCTACAACCGTTTTCACCATCTTCTGATACTTCAATAGTATAATCTCTGTCAGGCCATTGAACATAACATTTATCAAAAAGATCATTTGCCATCATTTCACACGATTTAAAATCTAATTGTAGCGTGCCATCCGAATACCACTTTTCCATAATGCGTTTTGCTTGGATAAATTCAACATCTCGATCATCATGAAATACTTCCATCTCTACTCGAAAGTGAAAAATATGTCTATGAGGTGTTCCTAAGAATGAAACGTCTAGCCAGTCGCCTGTTGCTAATTTAGGATCAGTTGCAGCTTGAGGATATTTATGAATACCCTCTTTTTGAAAGGTAACCCAAATAGAACTTTTCTTTTTAATTAGTTTACTGTGTATAATTGTATCTGTAAAAAATACTGGATCGTCTGAAATAATATCGGTCATGCAAATAAATCCTCAAGTGAAACGGGCGGTTGTGTATTAACTGGTTCGGAATCCATATGTTTGCCTACGTTCTTTTCCCAGTGCTCAAAATCAGCAAGTGTCTTAACATCAAATAATGTAGCATATTCATTTTCGCAATCTTTTTCTCTGCAGAACTTTAAAAACAATTCTTTAGATTCCGTTAAAGCATTTACATCGTGAGTAAAATTATGTACGTTTGTTAAAATAAAAGCAAGGCGAGCTCGCATAATATCTACAAATTGTCCACCTGCTTCTAAATGAACACCTACACCTCTATTCATCAAGATGTGATATTCTTCAGGGGTATAATTTGTTCCACACACTGTATTAATTTCTTTAGTAACTGTTCTGTAAATGTTAGAATATTCTCTACCCATTTTTACAGATGTTCCACCATATGGTGAGCCTGCTGCTTTTTTAGCGAATGAAAAATAAAACAATCCATTATCCAATGACATAGAATGCGTTGTTGAGTCATATGAGATATCAATGCCTTCATATAAACCAGATTGACTAAAACAAATATAAGGAAGAATACGACGTAATGCACCTACGCCCAATACGTGTAAATGAAATGGTCTAGTATATGGCATCTGAGTAACATAAAATGCTCGTTTAACATCTTCTAATTGACCCATACCTAGAGCAGCTGATCCCATAGCAAGACCACCAATACGATGATGCAATGCAGGGGTAATTTCTTCAAGTGCTAATTTTGCCCAACGTGCATAGGATTCTTGAGATGAACCCTGCATAATAACGAATGGTCTACATTTACTACCCATCTTATCGAATGTTTCAATTTGTGCTTTTACATTTCGACCAGTTTGTCTTGCATAATCGTCAAAATTATCCATGTCCGCATATCTACGCTTGGTATCAATCTTAGATGATACGCCACTTGTAGAAGTTGTCTTAACAGGAATCTCGTCAAAAGACATACCAATGTCTGCATATGTGCCTTGATTCAAATAAACTTTTTCTCTTACATCTAGAGTATTTTTCAAACCACGTGTAATAATCTGCAAACCACCAGAGTCAGCATGAATGTTATTAATTGAAGGGCGAAACTTTTGTAACTTGGGTCCAAAGTTCTTTTCTGTAAACCCATTATACAATAGTGAGAATGTGTGGTTGTTTTGATTGTGACATACTCGACTAATCATGTCGAGCATCATTTCTAATACTACAGGGTCATTACATTGTTCTGCACCCAAGCGTAAATATGCTGGGCCAGAAATTACGTATTCATATGTTCTCATGCAAACAGGCTTTCTAGTGAAGAAGTAGCTTCTTCTTTTGGTATAAAATTAGGATCTTTAGATAAGTATGTGTCGTTGTCTGTATAGATTATATTATATTTAGACTTATTTGTCAACACACTTTTGACATCATCTATAGCTAATTGTGTTCTATTTAGGACACGAATAAAGTCTGCATATTTTATTTCGGAATAATCATTAATTTTTGCCGAATCAGATCTAGCCAAAGAAGTTTGATTGTATCCAGATAAGAACTTTTTCCATCTATCAGATGTTTGAAAATCCAAATGCTTAATATACTGTAACGCATCATGGTTGCGATCTTTTCGATCAGCATTATATTCTAACTTTAATGTTTCAGCTACTTCGTTTAACGGTAAACGAATGTAATATTTACTATCAAAATTAGTTACCCATTCAGATTTGTCAATAACAATACAAGGCATATGTCCAAGACATTCAAAAAATGTGAATGGGTAATTTTCTCTTAGAGACGGATTAAAGTGAACCTTTGCAGATTTAATAAAGTCAACTTTTTCTTTGCCAACAATACCGGCTTTAATCTCATAATCAGTAATGCCCAACTCTGCAAGACGAGCTTCAAATTTCTTTTTGCCGTTAGCATTCGTCATAATCTTTGCAGGTAATCCAGTCTCTTTAATTACTTTTAAAAATGCTTCTGGATTTTTACGATCTTCCCAACGACCAATATACAAGACACCTTTTCGTTCTGCGTAATTGCTTGTGAGTAATTCTCTTTCAGACATGGGCATACTTAAATGTTCTACACTTATTCCGCCATTGTTTTTAATTTCAGATACATTACGTGCGGATTGTGTGCCGATATGGCAATTCTCAAGTGTCATTAAATTATTAAAGAATTCATTACAACTCTCTAAAAACACACCTTTAAATTTTCTCGTATCACGGAATACCATACTCTCTTCATGCGTGTAGAATACTACTGGAATATAATTATTAAGATCAAAACTTAATACTGCGGGCATTGCTTCTAATGAATTACATACAACCATATCATAGATGTTATTATGAAACGCATTCATAACAGCATCACGGAAGTTAATCATCTTTTCAAAGTTAATTGAATCTGTAAATGCAAATGTGCCGGTATGATTTTTATATGATAAAGCATTTTTGGGAGCAATTAAATTTGCCCCCAATGATTCAACTAATTTGGCAAACTCATTTGTTGTTGGTTTGTCTGTAATAATATCAACTTTCCAATCAATAGTATTTGCCATTTCGACAAACCCTTTTGCAAATTGACCAATACCACCGTGGGGGACAAGGTGTTGATCGCTAATACAAAACGCAACTCTCTTTTTATAAAGACGCATATTACTCACCAAGAATTTTAATTAAGTGTTTTGTCTGATGCATAGCATCATCTAAGGCGTTATGATATGTGCCTTCTCGTTTATCTTCAGGGATCCAATTGAACATTGCTTTAGCAGTTCTATAACAACGATCATCCCAGCATTTCCAGGGTGGTTCTCTACCTGTAATAAAATAAGCATTGCCTAAAATAGTATTATCAAATACTGCACCATTGCCCCAAATAGGTAAACTCTTAGTACCAAACCATAATTCAAATTTATCAAGAGCTTCTTGTAATGAGATATTATTTTTTGTTAGTTCGCGCAATGCTTCTTTATTTTGTTTAGACCACCATGCAACAGTATCCTTAGAGATATGCATTCCAGCTTCTTTACAGCTAGCAAGATCAACGGTGCAATAAAATGTATCTATAATTTTACTACCTTCAAATTTTACTGCGCCAATCGAACAAATTGCTGCGTGTGATCTTGTTGACATTGTCTCCAAGTCAACCATTATATTAACTGTCATCTACATCCTTGTCGTGCAATCTGATAAAATTCGTTTCTTACTTCTGGATGATTTTTAAATCCGCCACCTAATCGAACCGTGACTGTAGAACTGCCTGTATCTTCAACGCCTCTAGATTTAACACAATAGTGTTGAGCATCAATTAACACAGCAACATCTTCAGTATCAAGAATAAATTGTAGTGTGTGGAAAATTTGTTCTGTTAAGCGTTCTTGAATCTGTGGTCGTTTGCTAAAATATTCAACAATACGATTAATTTTACTTAGACCAAGTACTCGTTGTTTAGGAACATATGCTACAGTAGCTAGGCCATCAATAACAACGAAGTGATGCTCACAATTAGATTGTACATTAACATTGCGTTCTACAACCATTTCATTATAATGCATCTTGTTGTCAACAGTTGTGCATTTAGGGAAAGCCTCATAATCGAGTCCCCAAAAGATTTCATTCACATACATCTTAGCAACACGTTTAGGTGTTTCAATTAGACTATCGTCTGTAAGATCAAGCCCAAGTGTTTTCATAATATCTGTAAATAAAGATTCAATTATATCGATCTTACCCTTACGATCAATCACTTGCCCAGTATCTTTAATCGGTGTTTCTACACCAACTTTAACTAGATGTTCGTGAACTTTAAGACCCAACTCGGGGTCGCATTTTGTTTTGTTATATGACATTTTAGAATCCTTCCTAACTCGGATGTGATGATTGAATTTTGTTACCGTTGTGTAACATTATTATTTATATAATTTTCTTTTAGCCATTCAGGCTCGCCTACATGATTTGGGCCGCTTTCTATTTGTTTATCAACTGCCCATTTAATTTCATATAATTTCTTTTTAATCTCAAATGTGGTAAATCCATCATTATAAGATGAGCGAAGTTCTCTGCCCATATCTTCGATATCCCATACCATTTTATTCATTATGTTCCCCATGCGTTTTTAAACAATGGAATTTGGAGTCTATCTGAGTATCTCCAACCTTTTCGCATTGCGAGTTCTGCAACATTCCTATTATTAATAGAGTACAACTGCTCAGTGCCGCCAAGAGGCATAAGATAAACAGGACCCGTAAAACCAGCTTTACGATATGCATTGACTGCCTCCTCTGCTTCTTCCGCATCTTGAGGTGAAGCAATTACAAATTTAAGATACGTATATCCACACCATTCATAACCAGCAACAATCTCAGGGCAAATAGCGTCTTCCCACTTTTCACCGGATACAGATAACTTAGGAGAGACTGAAAATGTCAAAGAATCGGCCCCTCTTTTACTTGATCTATTTTTATTACTCAATGTCCAATTTAAAAGATATTGCTTAAAATCGGGGGTCAATGCTTGTGTGCCATTTGTTTCAAATGTTAGTTCTTTTAACCCTACCATCTTTTCATTATCTAATAATTCAGGATATTGTTTTTGCCAACCCAATAAAGGTTCACCGCCTGTAATTACAAGATGTTCGTCTTCCCACCTCTTGTGCGGTAATATATCCATAATTGTATCGGTAATGCTATCAGTAGAGAGTACAGGGCTAAGATGCTTAAACCTAGGATCCCAAGAAGCATAAGAGTCGCAACCTGTATGAACAAGAGGAAGATCTCTATAGTTTGTAAAGCTATCGGCTTTAATCGCAATAACATTTCTTTCATCACTCTTTTCACCTTTTGACATTCCAAAACCGTCGCAAGTAAAGTTGCAACCAAATGTTCTTAAGAATACGGAAGGCACTCCCATGAACCTGCCTTCGCCCTGAATACTATAAAATAGTTCTGATATTTTCAATTTTGCCATCATATCTCCGAGAATTTATATTACATATTATATAGTGTTTAGTCATCAAGGTCAAGCGGATTTTCGATATCATCTCTAACTTTTTTAGCCTTTTTGGGAATATTCATTACCCGTTTTTCAATATCAATAGTATCCATTTGTCGTTTTAGATAATCTAAGAATTGTGAACCAAATTCACCATCTTGTTCTTGAGAAATTAAAGCATCAATATCCATATTCTCAATTAACTTATATTTGGTTGCTTGTTGTTTCTTTTCTTTTTGGATACGTCTAATGAATGCAAAATAGATAACTTGCGTATAATACGCAAACGGATTTGAGGATTTAGCAGGATCAAATTTAGCAACAGCCGTTAAACAATTTTCAATACCATCAGATATCATATCATCTTTAAAAGTATAATTAATAAAATTAGATTTATATGAAAGATGTGTTGCAATCTTAATAAAGCATTCACCTATATATTTTGAAACAATAGGAGGTTCTTCACCTTTTTCGGCAGCGTCAACTACACTTTGTCTATAGTCTATTAATGCCTGTAAGAATTTTTTATTGTCAACATAATGAGATGACACCTGCATCTTAGGTTTAGTGGACAAGTCTTCCGCGACGTTTAATGGTGCTTTGGCTGTTTTCATAGTTAGGTTCTTTTTCAATTTCAGAGTTATCAGATTCTTCTTCATCTTCGCATTCTGCATTTAGTTCTGCTTCTTTACGATTTTGTACATACTTTATATAATTATCTTTAAGATTTTCTTTAATATCTGCAGCTACAATAATATAACGTACAGGTATTTCATAAAAATCATCTTCGGTCATTGCCATCCAAGGAGATAAAGTATAAGATTCCATTATACCGGATCCGTAAGGTACTCTAATTTGATTAAGCACCATAGGGTCTTGTACGAAAATACTTTCTTTATCTTTTAATGATAAATTTTCTTCAGTTTTACAAACTATATCGTCACCTGTATTAAGTTTTAATAGTTTATATGATTGGTTCATTGTAGTTTTACTTTTATTAGTTTATATTCAAAATGTTCATCGTTATAGATTTTGATTCGTTCTATCATGTGTAATAAAGTATAATTCTTTTTAGACTTCCAAGTCAAATCATCGCCTATATCATATAAGTTACAACTACTTTTAGTTTCACTTGTTCTCAATCCCCTGCCAATCGATTGCAAATTTCTAATCCGAGATTTAGAGGGAGATGCAAAAATAATATTATGTAGGTTTTTAATATTTATTCCTGTTGAGAAAGTCCCATATGATGCTACTATTATAGCATTATTTTCCTTTTCTGTCAATGCTCGAATTTGTTCTCTTTGTTCCGTATCTGTCCCACCATAAACAAAAAACACCTTTCGATTTTCGGCTTTATCATTAATCATTTGATATAGATTTTTACCGTGTTTTTCAACATACTGAAATAGGACAAGACTGTTGCCTTCTTGCTTTAGAGTCAAATTACGAATAAATTTATTCCGAGGTTCATGTTGTACTAGAAAATCCATTTCTTCTTGATATGTCTTTCCTTTGAGAGACTTTTTAATCTCATCCGAATAGTCTAATATTAAATTATATATTTGTAAATCAGCTAAAGTTTTACTTGCAATAAGTTTCTTAGTTGTAGTAACTTTATAAACGGGCCCAAATAATCCTTCAAGAACTAATTTATGTGTCTGAGTACCATCTAATGTTCCAGTAGTACCTATACGATAAGGTGCGCCTGGACATTTATTTAGAATACCTGTTAGTGATTTGGCCTTAAACAAATGCGCTTCATCTCCATAAATTGCCTGAAAATCATCAAAGAATTTTTTAGGTAATTTATATAAAGATTGCCATGTACTAATAACAACATCATATTCGTTAGACTTTTCATGCCCGCCGTAAATACGATGACAATGATTAGATGTTTTCCAACCATTCAAACAAGAGTAATCTTGAAAATCAGAATACATTTGTTCAACAAGCGAAGTAGTGGGGACTAAAATTAATTGTCGTCTACTGTATTTCTCATGCCAACGCATTACACAATAAATGATATATGATTTCCCGGAACCAGTAGGAGATAATAGTAATCGTCGACCATCACTAATTGCTTTGTATACTGCATCTATTTGATAATCTCTCATTTCAAGAGGTTCGCCTTTAGATCCAATATTAAGTTCTTTTATAAACTCTTTTACTTCTTCAAGCGTGCAAGGGTCAGCAGTGTGAACATACTCAGAATAATCTACAGTATAATCTCGTTCTTTGGCAAAATGTTCAACATATTCTTTTAGACCAACATATAACTCTTTTGTAAACATCGAAAAAAGACGCACTTTTCCATCCCACATACGAGATTTATAAAGCGGGTGAAATTTTGCACCAGGGACTTCAAATGAGAAATGATCGTTCAATTCTTGTGCAATTGAAGGTTCAGCATCAACATTTAAATATACTTCGTTCTTTTTTCTTATTCTTATATCAGACATTACATTAAACCGTTTGTAAATTTAGTCCATTCAATACTATTTTTAATATCCCATGTTCTACTATTCAATGATCTAATAATTTGTTCAAGTTGAAACATGACAGTTTTAAAATACTCAATCTTATCTTGTAGGATAATTAAGTCTGGATCTACCTGAAGAAATTCATCCATTTCATTCTTTAATGGTTTGTTGCCTTGCCACTGATTCCAGCCTTCGTCAGTTAATTCCAGTTGAGTCATTTCTCCTCTGAAATATTTGTATTTTTTGCGGCGAAGGTTTAAGTAGTCAGACTCAGCCTTACGTAAATTAAGCCGAGTAGATGTTAAAAAATTTAAATACTTAGAATGTAAAGTAGGGGTGCGAGCAGATTCATGTCCAAGATTTGTTTCGTCAATCTTACAATCATCCGCCCACAGTTCCTGCAGGTCAGATAATTTCATTGATTATCCAAGTTGAATAATTTGTGCTGGGTTGCCTTGGAAGTTAAATGATCCAAAGTGATTCAATGAGATAGTTGGGTCAAGCCAAATGTCTCCGCCGATATCTTGCCAACGTCTGCTGAATGTGTAATCTTCTGATAAGTAACGACGATCTTTAGGATCAATCATTGTGTCAAAGAATGCATAGAAGAAGTCTTGCAAATCTGGAGGAGTATTTAAATCATTGTTATACTTCAACTCAGGATAAGCTTTAATCATCTTATCCATTGCTTCACGTTTAATCATCATAAAGCCGGTTGCGCCGTCATGCAACTTAATTACGCCATTTTCAATAGCAATTTGTTTACTACCTGGATTAAGGAATTTAAAGTTAATAGCATAATCGCTACCAGCAGATGCAATTGCACCGTCAGCCATAGGTTCATCTTTTTTGCTAAGAACCATATCGCGAATACGTTGCCAGTTAACACCCTTTTTAGGATATGCACCAACACAAACTTCTTTATTGTGGGCAATTAATTTTAACACGTCTTCAACTTGGAATTCAATGTCAGCGTCAATGAACAACAACCGAGTATAATTGCTTTGAAGAAAATATGCAACTAATACGTTGCGAGCACGAGTAACTAAAGACTCATTAGCAATAGTACCAAATGCAATTGGGATTTGATGCTGGTTGAAGAATGTCAATGTGCGAACCATTGATCTGAAATATGCCTCTGTTAGCATGCCGCCATAACACGGAGTCGCAATAAAGATTTTTTCTTTACGCAATTCTTCGATGTTTATTTGTAGCTGCCCAGGTTGAGCTTGCTGTTGTGGCTGCGTTGCGGCCGGTTTGTTAAATTTTGGAACCGGAATTTTCGGAATGTTTTTCAATCCAGGTTTGTTATTAGTAGCCATAAAATCTCCATATTAATTAAATTTGCTCCACCTCAAAGAATGTGTATTTAAAGGAAGCGATTGCAGTAAAGTACTCAACACTAGCAGAAGCAATATCAAAATCCAAAGCTTCTAAAGACACTGGGAACAAGTCTTTATATATTATATTTACTTTAGGGGTATTTGTCGAGTCTAAAATCGATAAAGTACCATCCGAGTATGCCAAAACTTCTTTTTCGCCTTTTGCGTTGGTTACGAGTGGGAACGAACTTGGTCGTTTTGTTACGAATGATCCAAATTGACTGTAATCATTAGGAAAACCAAGAGCCACTAACCATCTATATAATTCTAAGTAATTTGACATATCTTCGGAAATTAAAAATCTAATAGTAAAGTCTCCGAAATTCAGTTTATCGCCGATGCGAGGAATATCAGTAAACGGTGTAGGTTGCACTGCAAATCCCATAGACAATTGCGGCAAGTTTGCTGATTGACAAGTAAACGATACACCTGGTATATCTTTTATTACAAACTTAAACGCGTTTGGTCTTAGGTAATCATTTGTTTTTGGCAGAGTACTGATGTAGTTCTGTTGTAAAACATCTATATTTGCAGTATACATTTAACATTCCTTTTACTAACATTAATATTTATAAGGCAAAAAAAGGGGGAATTTCTTCCCCCTTTTAAACAGTCTATGACTGTGTCGATCTTAATGCCGACTTATTTAATGTAAAAATTACATCAAGTTCAATACACGTGTACGACGATAATACTGATTACGATTAGCTGTAAATGTGTCAGCATCATTTGTATAACCGTCTGATTGTACAACATATGGGTTAGCAATTAGACCGTAACGTGTCTTGAAGCCAATTTTTGGCTGGAAGCTGTTAGGATCAACTGCGCGAACCATTTGTAAAGGAACATATGGGCAATAGAACATACCTGCGTCATATGGGCTAGAACCCTTATAACCAACCATGTAGAACTGATTTGCTGCACCTAGATTGCTGGAATACGGATCAATGTAAACTCTGTAACGACCATTCAATACACCTGCGAAAGTGTTGCCTGTGTCATCAACATTTAAGTTTGTGCTTAAAGCTGGAGCGTAGTCTAGAACACCTGACATAGCTAATGCACTTGCAACGTCTGCAGAGCAAACGATGAAGTTACCTTTACCACGACGTGTGTCTTGAGCAATGTGATTAGCATCACGCTCAATGTTAAACAATAGACCTTTGAAACGCTCAACAGACCAACGTCCATTAGAGTCAACGTCTAAGTCGAATGTACCAGCAGATGCTGTTGCTGGTGAACCAGGCTTAGCAACTTTGTAAATTGTACGAACAACTTCGCGATTAATTTCAAACATGAATTCTTGTGACAAAATGTTTGATAATTCTGCTTCAGCGTCAAGACCGTGAATAGCTTTCAAGTCTTGTGCTAATTCAACTGTATATTCTGCTTTCAATGCACGTGATTTTGCAGTAACTGTTGTCTTATCAATAGAGAAAGACATTTCGTTAAAGCCTTGCTCACCAGAAGTGCCCAAACCTTCAGCTGTTGCTGTTGTTACACCGCCTGGGGCTGTGAATGTGCCTGTAGGATCTAAAGTAGTTCCTTGTGCTGGGCTAGATGCAACTGCAGTACCAGAGAATCCAACGTTTGCTTCATTGTACAATGCTTCTGCTCTTGTTGACGGTGTACGTGCAGCGCCATATGTAGAACGCATTGCAAAGATCAAACCTGTTGGGCCTGTCATTGGCTGAACGCCGCAGATGTCATAAGCCATTAGGTTAGGCATTGCACGACGTACTAG